TCATCCTAAAAGGTCTGTCCCGCCTAGGCGAGATTGGTTGAGAATAAATACCGCAGCCCAACGCGCCGACCCCTCAAGCGTCGTCACCCAACGCTCAGGCGTGACCGAGTGCGCAATACGAGACGCCAACATCGGCGTAGTGATCGCATTGCCAGACGGTGGAGTGACCTGCAAAGTGAACCTGTCAAACAACTCGAGCCCGAGCGTGGAAGCCCACGATGCGGTAGGCGACAACACAACCGACACCGGTGACGCTTTGGCGTACACCTGCCCACCCCAGCCCACAATAATGTCGGCCACCTGATCGGCGTCCTCAATGGTCTGCACCTGCGTCGCAATAAACTGCTCAGCCTCGCCGTAGGTAGCGCTACTGGTTGTGTTCTCTTGAATGTAAACACCGCCGCCACTCATCTCGACATTTGCCACGTTGCGCATTGAGTCGCCGTCGTATTGCAGTTGAACTTCGGTGCCGATGGAGTTGCCCATAAAGCCGACGCCGTTGCCGTATTCGGCCTGCGGAACAATCGAGTCGGTTTGGCTGCGGATTTGCGACTGGCTGTAAAGCGTCAGGGTGCCCGCCTTGTTTACAAACATCGGTGCAAACTCCGAGTTTGATACCTTGGTTAGTTCTGACGATGCTGTGGGTGCGTCGGGTGTTAGCGCAAGCACTTCTGATGCGGGGCTTGCGGGTGTGGACACCAGCGACGACGAAAACTGGGTGTTGCCAATAATGCGGGTTACACGCGCCGAACTTGTTTCAGGGTATTGGGCGTCGCCCAGACGGACCACTTCTTGGACTTGTGCTTGGGTAAGTATTGACGGGATGAGCGCTAACTGTTGGAACTCGCCACGGCCCAAAGAAAAAGTTTCATAGTTTGGAACCGCTGTGCCTGCGTTGTCTGACCTTGCGCTAGTGACGTCAATGCCGTCGATGTAAATCTTGCCCGCCCCTGTGCCGTTGTCGTATGTAAACGCAAAGTGGTGAGGCTCAGAAGGCTCGTACAGTGTGGTGGACTCCCATGAGTAGGTTCTGATGCTGTTGTTGAACGACACAGTGAACTTGCCGTAATCACTACCACCGGTGCTGGTGTTCAAGGCCATTTCCAACGAACCGCCGAACATGGTCCCAGCAAACTGTGACGCCAGCGTGTCAGCCGAAGTGCCTCGGCACCAATACATAGCCGTAAACGAACTGGTGGCGCTTGGTGCCACGTTTGCAAGTTGGATGGCCGCGCCGATGTAAAAGTCAGACCCAAGAGACTGCGACGGCAAACCTGTGGCTATGCGGGAACCCGGGAAAGCGGTGCCTGAGGAGACAACCAGTTTCGACGGGGCGGAGCCGCTATCAACAAGAGTCAGGTCGGCTGAGCGGTACCAAGTAATCGGGTCGTCCAACTCAAAGTAATGCCGTGGTGAAAAGCCAAGAATGTAGGGGCGTGCCCAGTCGGCTGGCATAGACGATGAGCCGAGCAGTTGCAACGCGTCAAAGCATTGAAGGGTGACAGTCGAGTCGGTGCCTGCTTCAGTCCACTCGGGTGGCCACCCAGCGATGAAGCCACGGAACACATCGTAGGTGGTCCCGCTGAACGTGGCGCGTATACGGATTTGGCGACGCGGAAGCAAATTGCCGTAGTACGGTCCAGTTGTGTTGAACGGGTCAAAGCGGCGATCACGATTAGACAGGGTTACCGTTGCAGAACCGTCTGCCTGCAAAGTCCAGTCGTCGGGGATGCCTCGAGAGATGTCCATACCGCGCACATAGGCGGTTACGTCAGTCCAAGTAGGCGACACCACATACGGGCCGTCTGTAAACGCAATCTCAACAACAGACACCGGGTACGGCATTATCGGCCACCGCTTCTGCGTTCCCACGCACGAATCGACTGGTTCACCGCTTTACCGACAGACGCCGCGTCACCCACTACGCCGTAAACGTTGATGGTCACTTGGGCGTTTTCAGGGTTGCGACCCGGCAACGCAAACGACGGCAAAGTGGAGACGGTGCCAATGCTTGGTGTGGGGTCAAAACCGAACGCACCCCCAATCCTGTTAGCCACAGCACCTACAGGGGTAGCCGACGCTGCACGCTGCGCAAAGTTGAACACCGACGCCAACTTGTTGGCTTTTTCGGCAAGGTCATTCAGTGTGCGACCAGCCTGATTCAATTGCCCATTCTCGTCGTACAGCAAACTCTTCAAGATGTACTTGAGTTCTGCAAACGCTCCAGCGACGCCATCTTTACCGAACGCGTCAGCAATCTGGATGCCGTATTCCGCTAGGCGCTTCAGGTACGGAAGTACCGCCTGCCCTAGCGACTCTTTCAACTCGTCAATGGTGATACGGAACCGAGCCATCGTGCCCTCAAAAGTTTGAGCATTAGCCAAAGCCGAACCGCTAAAGCGCTTCTCAAGGTCTTGCTGGACGTCGTTGAAGTCCATCCCCTTGAGTTTTACTTTGTCGTAGCCAAGACCGAGACGAGTCAAAGCGGTGTTAGAACCGTCGTACGCCTTGCTCAGAGCGTCTGTGACGGCTCTTAGGGGCTTGCCTGTACCAGCAGACACATTGAGCGCCAAATTGAGCAAACGCTGCGCCTTGTCAAAGTCACGAGTTGAGCGGATAATACGCGCATACGCAGGACGCAACTCATCATCGGCCACACCGACAGCGCGCTGGGTCACGTCAATGTAATCCTCAACCGACGCAATCTGGGCATCCGTAGCCTTAGTAGACGCACGAATAGACAGCGCTAACTGCTTTTGGGCTTTCTGATCGTCGGCAGCCATACGAGCAAACCCGACCAACTGTTGCCCAGCCTGAAACGCAGCAGCACCTAACGCAGCAAAAGCCGCAGCGCCAGCCAAAGCGCCAGCCTTGAGCACAAACTTGACCTTGTCGCTAGCCGTCTCAAGTTGCTTGAAGGACTTGATGGCCTTCTGAATGCCCTGACCTGCGAACGTGGTTGAGATAGGTATCGACAGCATTAGTTCAGTTCTTTCTGTACGCGCTTAGTGACACGGAGAATGGATGCGCGCAACTCATCCTCAAACAGTCGGCGCGACCTGTAAACAGCGGGGCCGATAATGCGTGTGCGACCCGGTGCTAACTCACCTAGCGAACGCTCGAGGCTGTTGGCGTTGCGTCGGCCCGCAGTCTCAAAGATGGCGGCTGCCTGATCGCGTTGAATAATTGAGATGGTGTTGTCGGTGCGTCGGTCGGTATCCACTTTGACCTGTACGCCACGCTGGGCCTTAGCGACTGTAAACGGAAACAACTGCCGACCATCCTGCGACCACTTACGCGACATACCAGACAGCGGCACTTTCGTGTAGCCACGGCGCACGTTATCAACGGCGGGCTGGGCAATACGGCGAGCATCGGAGACAAACTGTTTACGAAGACCCGGCTCGATTTTGTTGAGAGCGCGGATGGTGTCACGCAAACCAACAAACTCCATGTTTGCGTCGTATGGCATCAGCCCTCCTTCATGTCTTCGGCTGCCTTTAGCACTGTCGCCAGTGTGTCTAGGTCAAATGGTATGTCAGGAGGCCAATACCCTGTGCGAAGTAGCAAAGACGCTAGTCCGTAGTTGTATGAGCCTCGGTCGTAGGGTTTACAGGTTCGTTGTCCACCACTTCAATGTTCTCGAGACGCTTGACGTATTCGTCAAAGACAATCGGCACGGAGATGCTGTTTTGTTTACAGCACTCCCACGCCATGAACGCTAGGTCCTCGACTCCGATGCCTTCGCCCAGTTGTGACGCTTTGCGCTTGAACTTGCGTTCCCAAGCCACAATCACGCCAAGGTTGGTCGTGACGGTGTAGTGCTGGTCACGCTCGGTGACTTGCAATGTGAGTTTCATAGTTTCTCCCTATGTGTTGGATCAGGTGATGTCGCGTGCCCAAGTGCCGCCGACCCAGTTGGCGGTTACGGTTGCCATCTCACCCACGGTCGAGTTGATAGGTGTAAACGACGCCAGCATTGCGTTGGTGATCGTGTACTCAGGGTTAGACGCAGACTCGGTCGTGCCCGATGGGCTAATGACGAGTGTGGTGGTACCGAGACCGACCATCGCTGCAAGCGCTGTTTCTACTTCCGACGTGGCACCTGTACCACCGTACGACAAGAAGAAAGTGATGCTTACGTCAACCGACTGAAGACCCGGTGCGAACTTGTGGCCCGTATCACCGAAGGCTGTGATTTCGAGCGAGTCGGAGCCGATGGTAAGTGTGCACTGGTTCGCTTGGTCAGACAAGTCATAGGTGGTGGCACCCTGAGTGATGTTGATGGTCGCGTTGGATAGGAAAGTTGTGGTTGCCATGGTTAGCTCCTTTTTACAGCAATGGCTACGGATAGGTCATACGTCGGTAGGTCTTGCCCGCCGACACTCGCAAGACCGGGTCGTAGATCAGTGACCGCGATGGGGCTGTTCATGATTTGGTCCGCGATTTGCATGAGATAATCGCCCGCATCTTGGTTGCCCGGGGGTGGGGCCAAGACGCGTAGGCGTAGCTCAATGTCGCCAACGTTGTATGTAAACGCGGTGACAGTGGGCAATTCAATGAGAACGGAAAGGGGGCGAGCGTTACGCGGGTCAGTAATCGGCACAAGGCCCAAAGCCGTGAGCGCTGTTTTGCAGGCCGTTACAGCGTCATACAGGATGCCCGACGATGACATTACGCAACCTGCGCTCTGCCACAGCCAAGAAGCTGCATGATGCGACCCAGCGTTGCCGACGGTGAAGCACCGATCGCCATTGAGTCAAATGACGCAAACGAGTCCACTGAGCCACGTTCACGGTAAAGCGTGGCGGCATACATAACGGTTCCGAGTTTGACGTCGGCGCTAGGCACCGTAGTCATCGAGTCGATGTAGCCAGCCTCACGACGCTTGCGATAACACCAAGCGTTGGAGGCGTTTACACAAACACCCACGAAGGCTGTGTCGTTAGCGGTGGCAACGTCAATGCCGAGCCATGAAGTGACGTCGGCTGCAACGATCCACGACACCGACTGCGTATACGTCAAAGTCCCAGACTCGGCCTCATAAGCAACGTCGGCTCCGTTGTTTACATAGATGACTTGGTTCTGGCGGGGGATGTCATAGTCGAAGACTAGATACCCCTCGTCGTCCACGCCATCTAAGTAAAACGGTTCGGTTGAGATAACTGTCGCTGTGGCGTTGAAGCCAGTAAGTGCAACAGCACCGATCGTGACGGAGTCGCCCGGCTGAACCTCGGCGTCGGTAAGGGTCTGGACAGCCGCGTAGTTGTCTACGCGTCGCACATGCGTGATAGTGCTTACTGCCATTTCAGACCCTCTCCCGAACTACCTAGTAATTAGGCGATTGCAGCCTTGACAAACTTGCTGGAGTCAATCATCAAGCTTGCAAAATATCCGCGGAATGCGATTGTGCGTGACAGCGTCGATGGTGAGTCAATGCTGATTGCGCCCTTCTGCTGTTCGTAAAGCTCGTAGCCAGATGCATCTGCGACGATGATGGTGCCTTCTGCAAAGTTGCGGTCAACAACAACTTGCAAACCGAAAGCGTTGCCGCCGTACTGGTTTACACCAAGGTTGCCGTAAGCGTTCATTGGGCCAACCTGCGGGAACAACGGACGATCCGATGTGTCTGAAAGGCTGAGAAGATACGCCCACCACGTTGGGTCGACAAACAAGTGACCTGGGAGGTTGCCGTTTGACGAGTTCAAAATGGTCTTTGCTGCAGTTGCAACCCATGTCTGCCAGTAAGCAGGGTCTTGGTAGGACGCGTTAGCAAATGCTTGGGTAACTGTTGCACCAGAAGCCAACTGGTCCGCTGCATAGTTGTCGGTGGCGTTTGCGTAGATACGGCCCATGTCGTCAAGCACGACGGACAAGATTGCGGGATCACTCCAGTCAATATCGGCTTCGGAGATGTTTACATACCCCCCGAAAATTTGCTTGGTGCACTGGTTGTTGAACACGACCATGGTGCCGGCTGTTGGTGACTGCTCACCGATGCTTGCGCCGATGCTGGTGTGTGTGGTCACCTCTGGACGGATGAACACCTTGCCACCTGCGGGCATTGCGCGTACACCAACTGCGTCCACAACTGGACGAATACCGATGAAGTTGTTGTAAACAGGCGACACGATTGGTGTAGGAAGAACACCGGGTGTGTCGGTTGTGACGATGTCTGGTGCACCTGCGCGAATTGCTTCGGACATTGCACGCCACTGGTCGCCACCTG